CACACGACCCAGATAGTTTCTGACCCAGCCCACGCACATTCCAGCACTGCTCGCTCCACTGCCAGATAATTTTTTCCTATCGGCATCAAGGAATCGTGCCACGGCATATCGAAGTCCAGCGGCTGACCAGCCACGGGAACCAGCCCCGCCAAGTGAAAGGCTGAAGTGTTTTGTTCACCGCTCTCTATCACACCGCACACCTTTAATTAAATAATTTAGATATCCACTTTTTGAGTGCGGATACCTGACTGATGAACTACCCATAATCTTAATACCATCGGGCAATTCTGAATAGAGATTGACCCCCTTCGGGTACACCTCTCTCACGCGGGACTCTAACTTCAAGGGCAAAAACCTGCCCGCACCATTGCCAGTGCCTTTGATTCCAGCCTCTTTCATTATTTCTTCTGTCTTGATTCTGGTTATCAATTCTGAATATTCAAAGTCTTGCAACTGTTCGTCGGTAAGATAGCTTATAGTACACGCATCCATCAGGTCATGATTGCCATCAATCCTCTCGGATGGATAAAAATTTACCCCCACGATGAATGGCGAATTGTATATATGAATTCTATGAAAATCATGCTTCATACCGCTTCGCACATCAATCCAGTCCAAGACTTCGTTGAGCGGGTCAGACCTTTCAGCAGAAGGTAACCCATCGACACTCCCATCATCAAACATAAGAAACGAAGAAGCCTGAACAACATGAACACGGTGCCCAACAGTCATTCTTAGTCCTTCGTCAGATATTCTGATTTGAGAAATTTTATTGCCAAATTTTATTTGTCCTGCCAAGGAAAGACAAAAGTATAAATGATGCCATTCTTCTGTGTCACCAGTAAATCGGTGGGGCGGCTTGGGGTTGAGATAGACCAGTGGAAGGTCGCGCTCAAATGCATGGCGCAACGCCTCAATGGTACACCCAACCACCAATTCCTGCATACAACTTCACTTCCTTTAATTAACGAACGGGCTGCTTGCAGACCACATAGTTCTCTTGCACAAAGTGGTATTGACCACCCAAGGCATCGACACAGACCAGCATGTTCCCGCGAAACACGACAACACCACCAACATCATCCACAGAGAAGCGTTCACAATCAGAAGAAACCTCCTTGACCACGCCGACTTCCCACTCCTGAACTGCCTTGTAGTCCTCTGGCATCAAGACTCCCCCCGCAGCATCGGAGGGAGCCTGCTGTACGATGTCAACCCTGACATGTCTGTTCATCGGTATCATCGAAGCTTCTTATTGACAGTGTTGTAGTAATCCATCAACTGCTCAGGGTCAGTGTTCTTCTGAATCATACGGAACGCCTTAACAGCCAAGCTGATATCCTCACGGGACAACCAACCGTTCTCAATGTAGTTACCCTTGAGCGCACGCTTCTGTTCCTTAAACGGCTCCATAGCTTCTTCAATCGCTGCGAGAGACTTCACATAATTGATGACATGCTCATCTTGCTCCGTCACGATTTCATTACCTGTCTCGTTCATACCAAACTCCTTTTGTTTGTTGGTTTGTTTTACTATACTAATATACCCTATCTTGACCCGTTTGTCAAGGACTTTTTTTATTTTTTTATCCACACTTCGCATAGCCGCAGGAAGTACAAGTGACGCAGCCATCTTGGTAAATCAAAGTCTCTGCTGCACAAGCCTCGCACACCTTGTCGCTGGGCAACTCGCCATCCTGAATATAATTCTTTAGGATGCGAGCGATGCACCTTGCGAAGCTGAACATGTCGCTGTTTTTATCTTTCTGCAACTGTTCCACCATGAACCTCGGACGTGCGCCATGACGTAGCCCAAGTGAAATCATGCGGGTGAATGAAGCGTTGCTGGGGTTATCGAATACCTTGACCACATCCTTAATATTAATCGTGTCGCCGTTGTATCCAAATGATAAATCGTATCGGTTATTTCTTGTTTTGTAACTGTGCTTGGTCAAGCTTCCTTTATTATATTTCTTTGGAATCTCAATCAGGCTCGCTTCGCCAGCCAAAACTTCATAAGGCTTATCATCTAACAAGCCAACAAGCACAACCCACTTCTCCCCCTGAATGGTGGTGTGGTGGATGTCGCAATCGACAACCTCTGGACGCTTGGGTGCGGTGTGGTGTGGAAAGCCAGTGGTTTGTGCCGCATCGTCATTAGACACAAGGACACCTGAACGGCTTCCATCGACGTACACAGTCACGCCCTTCAGCCCTCGACGCCAGCCCTCAAGATATAAGTTGCCCACAACCGATGGCTCGGTGCCAGCGGGCAAATTAATTGTAGAACTAATTGCGTGGTCGATGTTGTCTTGAATCGCCTGCTGAATTTCAACACGACGTGTCCAATCAATCTGGTCGGACTCAACAAAGAAGGCGGGCAAGTCCTTTCCTTCGTTCATTGCCCTCCACTGCTCCACGTTGTGATGGAACACTTCAAATTCTTTCCAGCGGTCACCGAGGTCATCAACAAAATCTGGTTCGATGTCGCTCTCGTCATGGCTCATCTTTCGGCGACGTACATAAGAGTTTCTAAATACAGGCTCCAGCCCCGACGAGGTTTGTGAAAGAATTGAAACAGAACCAGTGGGTGCGTTCGTCAAAAGAGAAATGTTCCTTCTTCCATGCCGTGCGATTGCCCGCTGCAATGTCTCGGGAAGCCTTTTGATATACCCATTGTTCCTTTCTTTATTCCAAGAAAATACGGGGAATTGGCTTCGCTCGGTCGAGAGATTGACACTCTCCTGATAAGCGGTATCACGAAGACAAGCATAGATGCGAGAAATCATCGCAAGCCCTTCGTCGGAGTCGTATCCCATGTTAAGGCAAGCCAAGGCATCTGCCAAGCCGTGAGTCCCAAGACCTGTCCTGCGCCCATCTCGGGCTGCAACGTACAGTTTGCTCCACAACTCTTTTTCATCTGGAGTGTCCGCTAATTCAATAATTGTTTGTAGCTTTTCAAGTTCCAAGTCAACCAAGTCATCCGACAATCTCATTGCGGCTGAGACAACTTCGGTAAACTTTTTAAATTTAAACTTTGCGTGGACCGTGAACGGTCCCGTGACAAAGTTTTTTAAATTAATAGAAATCAGCCTGCAAGAGTCATAAGCAGAGAGAGGGATTTCCGCGCACGGGTTCGTGCAAATCGTAGCAAACCCATCTTCAGCATAAGAATGTGCAGGCAGGTTATTAATAATGTTGTCCCACATTAAAATACCGGGTTCGGCGGTGGTGGTCGCCGACTCAACAATGGTATTCCAGAGTTCTTCGGCTTGAACCTCTTTTGTGTACTTGGGGTTTTCAGAGCCGACTGGATAAGTCAAAGTAAACGACCGCTTATTTTGTACCGCCGACATGAAGTCATCGCTTATCTTGACAGAAACATTTGCTCCTGTCACTTTTGTTAAGTCGTGCTTCATGGTAACAAACTGTTCAATATCTGGATGGCGCACATCCATCGTAATCATAAGTGCGCCACGGCGACCGTTCTGACCAATCATGCGGCACACATAAGAATAGAGGTCTGCGAATGACCAAGCACCCGTGGTTGTTCCAGCAGAATTATTTACCTGTGCGCCATCCGGTCGCAAATCAGAGAGGTCAAGCCCAACGCCGCAACGACGCTTAAACAAATTAGCCAAATCTCGACCAGAGTTAATGATTGAGGAAATGTTATCTGCTGGTGACTCGACCACAACGCAATTTGATAGCGAGACATTAACATAATCATTTCCAACCCCCATCATTGGCGAACCTTGGGGCACAATGTACTTAAAATTATCGAAATATTCAACAATCTTATCCTGACTTAATGCTCTAGGTCCACCATACTTCTTCTCAATCCTTGCAAACTCCGCAGCCATGCGGTTGTGCATGTCTCTTGGAGTTTTTTCCACAAAATTCCCCTGCTTATCGCGGAGGCAATACTTGGTAATGAAAACATTTGTGGCAAGTTCATCACCATTAAAATATTGAAGGGTCGCCTCCCTTACTTCATCTTCATTGTACATCTATTCCTCTTTCTTCTTTGTCCTGAACGCCTTGTAGCGGTCTTTCAGTGACTGAGCCTGTTCTTTACTAGACTTAGAAACTGCCTGATTGGGTGTCATACCTGAGCCAGCTACAACCTTAATTTTTACATTGGCTGTATCCATAAAGATTGGATAGACAATTCCATCTGGACCGTTTCTATTCTTTGCTATGAAGAACCTTCCCTCGTTGGTATTTTTATCTTCGATTGTCCGTGAAAGGGAGAAGATGAAGTCCGCAACGAAGCACTTGTTGAATGCCTCAGAGATAGACTCCATCGTAATGACCTCTGCATTCAAACCAGAACGATTTGTCTGAGAAGCAGTCCACACTGGACACTCATAGATTTGAGCAATTGCTCGCAACTCTTCATAAATAGATTCCAGTTCATTTCTTTTTTCACGCTGGATGCTGATTGGTCGCAATAAGTCTCCATAATCTACAATTACCATGCCCACGTCGATGCCGCGACGATGCAGTTTATCCAAGTGTGCGGCGATGGTCTTGGTCGAAGCCGACTTGGTGGGATATTCCTTGACGATTAGCTGACCTTCAATGTCCTTGATTGCATCAAAAATCTTTTCTTTGTTAGAAAATGTAGATGACAGCGGAATTCCAGTGATGCAACTGTCATAGCGTGTCGCCACTACCACATCCGCAAGTTCAAGAGTGTAGTGGACAACAGTCTTACCCTCTAAAATACCTTGGGCACCGAGATGCACCAATGCCATTGACTTGCCCGCGCCTGTGGGTGCGATGCAGACACCAAGTTCTCCCGCTCCCAGTCCACCTCGGCAGATAGAATCAACCTGTTGCCAACCTGTGGACACAGGGTTCCGCGCCTTAATCTCAAACCTTCTTTCAAAGTCCAAAATATAATCGTAACCAGCATCGTTGGGCGAACCCATATTAAGAGCGTCGTTCATAGTTTTGCTAATCTCGTCAAAACTAGATGACTTGATTAGCCCAACGCACTTGAGCATCGCTGCCTTCAACTTCTGCTTCCGGCAGAAGTCAAGCGACACCTCTTTGATATGTGCGGCACCATCTACCTGAGTAGGAGAGGCATAGACCCTCGCATAGTAATCCCGCATCTGGCGACGGACAACTTCATTAATGTCTTCCAACTCTGCGCGGATGATTGTTGCCATGGTATCACGCGATGGGTGCGTGCCATATTTCAGGCGGTAATCAAATATTTTTGAAACGAACTCTTTTAGATATCGGACTTCAAGATATTGATAATCTAAAACTTCACTGATTTGGTCAGCGAATACACGGTCATCAAGGATAAGCTGTGCCAAGCCTTCTTGAAATTTTGAACCATAATGTGAGAAATCTGTACGTTCTTCAGCCATTGCAACAGCCATTGCTACCCCGATAATGTGTTTTTATGTTATCTATAATATATATCATTTCAAGTCATTTGTCAAGGGAAAATCGGTTCATTGTTTGAAATAAATCATCCCAATTGCCTTGACCAAACCCATCCTGTATCATCATCTTCCGAACCTCAGTCTTATTGAATTCGTTGACGAAGTTTTTTACGGTATAATTAATTTTCTTCTTCCCTTGGGGTGGAATGGCTGGTCGATAAAGCTGCATCATCTTATAGTTTAGCTTAACCTTATCAAATTCTTCCACAATTCTTGAATACGCTTTAATGTTGCTGTCAATATTAGCACAGTGTTCATAGACATCATTGAGCGAATATGTCTTATCCTCGGACAAGAAAGGCAGGCGCTTGGCAACGGTAGGAAGTCCTACGCCAGCGACACCGGGTAGGTTATCGCTTTTATCACCAGCTATTGCCCTTGCCAATGCAAAGTTTGTGGGGTGAACCCCATGACGTTCCGTGATTGTGTGCTTGTTCAAAACTTCTTTCTGAATCGGACGAAACACCACAGTCTCGTCATCGCACAACTGAAAGAAATCTTTATCGGACGAAACAATCACCTTCTGCCAGCCTCGGTAGGCAGGCATCTGAACCACATGCGAGATAATATCATCTGCCTCAACCGCTTCCAGCATCAACTGGATAATCGGAAGACTATTAATATATTCAACCAGCCGCGTTTGCTGCCAAATTTTATTTTCGATTTCTTCAGCCTCGCTCATGTTCCGAACATCGCGGTTCAAGCGGATGGGTTTCCGACCCTCCTTATATGTCTTGACCATCGACTTACGACGTTGCGAACCGCCTGCACCGTCCCAACAGATGACAACACCATCAGGCTTGGTTTCCCGCACCAGCTTCTGCATTATCTTCAGGAAGCCCTTCAAGCCTCCGATGGGCTGACCATTAGTAGACAACGACGGGTCAACAATATACGCCCTGAAATACATGTTCAGCGCATCAATAACCAATAGTCTTTTCATCTTCATCCTCGATTTTATATGTTCCCCATTCATTGGGTCCAACTGTGTATACGACTCTTTTAATGCCAACATAACTCATAACCTCATGACACATCGAGCAGGGTTTGCTATTTTTCCACTCGCCATTTTTATTAATACGGGCAACATAGACTGTTCCCCCCTGTGTTATACTCTTGTCAAGCCCCAAGATACATGCCAATTCAGCGTGATGTGTGGCTCGACCAAGGTGACGCTGACGAAATCTCTGACCGAACGACGTGTGATTATCACTGTTCGCTGCGACATTCACAACTGAGCCACCCCGAATCAAAACTGCTCCGTGACGAAATGTTTCATACCCAGACTGCTCTGCGACTTTCGCCGCCATCTTCAAGCCCCGTGTTTCTTTACACACCGTTACCGCCCAGTGAGAAAAAAACCCCCACTTGTTACCAACAGTATAGCACAAGTGAGGGCAAGCTGTCAAGTACTTTCTTTCACTAACTTTTTGATACATCACCTCCTTGGTCGGCGATGTCGTAGAAGTCGGAAGCATTACCTTCTCGACTGTCGAAACGAAGAATAATTTCTTCGTCCATCAACTCCAAGATACGGTCATAAAACTTTTTATTTTCAAGTTTCTGGAGCCAAGTGGCGCTTTGAAACTTTTCAGTCGTGCCGTCCTTGTGAGTCAATGTATACCACGCACCGCCAGATGTCAAGTGCTTAGAACCCTTGACAGCTTCTAACCAACTATCCCTATCCTTAATTCCCACATCGTCGCCCCAGAGAATCTTAAAGGCACACTGCCTGCCCTGCGTTCCGAACCGCGACTTCTCAAGTTTAACTTTGACCTCGGAGCCAATCCGAAAGCCATGGTCATCCATAATGAACGATGCCTTAGCCTTGCGACCCGTAAGCCAAATCCTCAAGCTGTAAGTATAGTGCATCGCCTTGCCGCCCGGTGTAAAGTATGGGGTGGTCATTGCCTCTGCAACATTACTAGTAATATTTGTCTTCAACTGGTTGAGTACAAGCAGGGTAGCCTCGGCATTGGCAATAGGCTGAACCAACTTAGCCATGCCCTTTGAGAGAATTCGTGGCTTCACAGCCATAGAACTCAGCGGGTTAAAGTCTCCTGCGATGTCCGTAGTGCTTGGTGTCAGCGCCAGCGAGTCCCAGATAAACAAGAGTTTATTTTCTGCCGACCCAAGCAAATCTTCAATAGTCTCCAAGACGAACTCGACCGACTCGGCTTGAACATAAAGAATCTTTTCCAAGTCGCAGCCAGCCTTCTCTAAGAAGCCGGGGTCAATCGCAGACTCCGCATCAAAGTACACCACATCAATGTCTTGCTTTTGAGCGTTAGCTGCGACTTGTGCAGCCATGTACGATTTACCAGTAGACTGAAGCCCCGCAATCTCAGTAACCTTACCGACTGGAATTCCAGCCAATTGCCCTCGACAGATAATACTATCAAGCCAACGGGCACCAGTGGGAATCCACTGCTTAACTTCCGTTGGGTTATCCTCTGTGAGATTGTAAGCAACGTCTTGACCCGCTCGCTTATTAATCATCTTACGCATATCGGCAATAGAAAGTTTGCCAACCTTTGTTTTTTTCGTTGCCATCATGCAATCTCCACTATTATTAAAATTAGAAAGTGGGACACCTGTTAACCCTGTGCCCCCCTGTGGGTTATGATATACTACTCAGTCGCTTCTGTGGTTTCAGCCGCTTCAGCATCTTCGGTGACAGGCTCGATAGTCTCAAGGCTCGCCTCCGTCGTTGCTGCTGCATCGGCATTATCTGGCGATGCAACGGTTGTAACTGGTGTCTGAGCCGCCTCAGTTGTAGCAACAGTAGCGTCTTCGCTATGGTTAAAAACCAACACTCCAACGATAATTGCTGATACAGCCAAGCCTGCCTGAACCCAACGATTAGTAAAAATTGCAGTCATTACTCTGCCCCTCCGGTGTCGCCACCTTCTTCTACGACTCCACTATCGGAACCGCTGTCTTGCTCATCCTTATCACCACACGCCAGCATTAGCGCGAGGGGTAGGATGGTAACAACCTTCATCATTTTCATCATTTTATTTTTCTCCTAATGAATTTGAGGCACCTGTATCCCGTGCCTCCCTGCGGATATCTAAATTATTCTTCTGATGCAGCCGCACCACCTTCAGCCGATTCTTCGATAGAAACAACCTCAATTTTAAAATTAAGATTCTTACCTGCCATCGGATGATTCATATCAAGCTTGACCTCGTTGTCCTCAAGTTCCAAGATGGTCGCCATGACTGGACCTTGTGGGCTTTGACCCATAACCTGTCCACCAACGACAAACTCAAAGCCCTCTGGGAAGGCTTGCTGTGAAACCGTCTGAGTCAACTCTGGGTTCGTCTCGCCGTATGCCTCTGCTGGCGACAGAACAACCTCCTTGACCTCACCCACTGTCATTCCAGTGACAGCAGTATCGAAGCCAGAAATCAACTGCCCAGAGCCTAGAGTAAAGGTGACTGGTTCTCTCCCTCGGGAGGTATCAAATTCTGTGCCATCATCCAGTGTTCCAGTGTAGTGGACGGTGACTGAGTTTCCGCTTTTTGCGTTCATAATAAAAAATTCCTTTATTGTTAAATCAGGCACCTGATAACCCTGTGCCTGCCTGTGGGTATTGTAAAAGTGTGGGGCACCTGATAACCCTGTGCCCCCCCGTGGGTCATAAAAGCTATCACCCAAGAAGTTCGTTGAATGCGCTTTCAACGCTATTGGCAGTGCTGCTTTGGGAGGTAGTGTTGCCGCCATAGCGATTTGTTTCAGTGGACATGTCCTCTGCCGACTCGTCATCAGCCAGATATTCGTCCAGCATACGCTGTACGTCTTCTGAAGACTTCTTCTCAAAGAGTGTACCGAAGTCTGGAATAGACTCAAGCAACTCCGCACATTCTGCCTCAGTAATATTTGGGCAGATAGTAGAAGTACGACGAGATGGCATCAGCTTAGTCTGCGGAAAGGATGCGCCAGCAGGCTTCCCGTAATTTAGGTGAAGGTCTGTGCCAGAATCGGGGTCAGTAATATCCCCATACTCTGGATTGAGGACAAGGTTGAGAAGCTGCTCGTACACAGTCCTACCATAGCCCCAGATACGGACGCCCTTGGCTTCCTCGCCCCGAACAATGACGGGAGAGAAGAAACGCTGACGCGCCATCAAGTTCTTAGCCATCTTGATGCTTTCTTCAGTGCCCTCATTAAAGAGTTGACGAACGAATGAATCCAGTGGGTCATCCTCGCCAAAATTCTTCTTGGGACTCAAGAAGCCTGCATTCTTGCCCACATTATAGTGGAACCAATACTCCTTGAAGGGGTCGCCGTCCGCAGTTGGAACGATGCGAATAGTCTGGTCCCCGTCCGAGGGACGCCAGAATTGTGAAGTGCGTGAACTCCCACGGTTTTGTACCGAATTCAGCTTCGACTTCATTTTGCTCATATCAATAGCCATTTTATTCTCCTTTGTGTTAATGGCGGGTAAATTACCCTTTAGTATACTCGGCAAATCTTCCGAGCATCTGGTTTGTATTTTACACGATTTCCGTCGTGTTGTTAAGAGGAATCTCAGAATTTTCTGAAGAAACTTCTTGCTTGTTTGGAAGCCTGTATTCGATGACATCACCGATAGCTGTCTTCCAGTTGAACACACGGAAGCCACTAGCATCCAAGTCCCAGACAAGCTCTTGCCCCTCTGATAGACTTGGCGCAGTGCCAGTCCCAAGTGTGTTCTTATCCATAAAGCTATCTGGCAGGTTGTCCAGACGAACAAAGTTCATCTGTCGTTCCTCCCCGTTGGCTTTAACGAAGGTTCCGCGCTGTGCAATCATTCAACTCTCCTTTCTTTGTGTTTGAATGTGATAACAATATAACATGTGCTGCAAGTCTTGTCAAGGACTTTTTTCACTTTTTTAAAATAAATTATCGGTGCCGTCTTGGGTGAGCGTGGTGCCGACCACGGGGAGCGTGGACGTGGCGAGCCACTGGTCGGTGGTGACGGTGCCGAAGGTGGACGCTGCTTCCATACTGGACGTGTCGCCACTGCCCACGGACACGGATGCCTCGTTCAACATACGCTGGCACCCATACCCACACAAGGCGCACTTCTACGCTTGGCCCTGTTGGTGGAGGGTGTGCCTCTGCGGGAGTGGACGCTGCCAACCCTGCTGCAATAATAATACTAGTCAATAGAATTTTCATTTTCTTCTTCCTTTTGCTTTATAAGCTTTGATAGTTTTCAGGGTACGCCTGAATTTGACTCGACCAGCAAGTTACATATGCCATATCATCTTCATAAGATGTAGAGTGGATGGCATACGAACACGGTGCCCCAGCCTGTTCTGAGTTAGCCTTAACCTGTTTCCGTATTTCTCTTAGTAGTTTCCCATCTGTTTCCAGCCTTTCTTCATTGATGCCATAATAATAACACTTCTCGGTGGGCTTGTCAAGGGGAAAAAACAATTTTTCTTCATTTTTTTCTACGTCCAAAACTCCAAGCGTCCACAGTCGCACATGTTCGGGCTTGCTACTGGACAAAGATGAAATCTCTGGCTGGGTGTTTCTAAAGACGTTCTGCATATGATACGCATAGGCGATAAAATTATTCATATTTTCATAATAATTTTTTATTGGCACATCACCAATCGCAGCCTCAATGTGTGGATTGCTCACCAGCAAAATCGAACGAAAGACACCTGACCTTGCATACTCCTGAAGAACCCGAAAGCAAACCCTGTCCCTGAGCCGACCGAGTTCAGAAAGCAATTCCACATCTGGCTTGATGTACATAATATCAATTGAATTCGGATACTTCTTATGAAGCTGGCGCAATACCTGCAAAGACGCCCCAGAGATGGCACCGCCGCCGCCAAGAATAAAGAGCAACGTATCAGACTTCTTCATCCGCGAGATAAACTGAGTCAGCTTAATTGGCTCCTTATCATATTCTTCGTGTGTCCGTTGAATGGCGATTGGATATGTATTGCCTTTACGCTCAAGACCATTGTCAAGCTTATAGATATCGTACTGCGAATATTTATCTAGAGAATCGGCGATAGCACAGCCAGCAGAACCAAGCCCAATAACATTCATCGAATCCTCCGCAAATCACCAAAGGTCTTTCCAGCACTAACGCCAACCTTGTACTTACCATACCGCGTTTCAGAGAAAATGTTAACAATTTTTTTCAACTCGGGCATATCACACTCAGCCAAGTCAAGAACAATGCTGTCGTGAATGAGCATTGAAATATGACTTTTCTTGTCTTTAAGAAATTCATGAACAGCCACCGCTCGGTCTAAAAAGACATCGCTGGAGGTGCTTTGTATTAAATAGTTGAGCGCATGTTTCTTGTCGGCAGGAATTTTCCTATTAAATGGAGTCGCAACTGTCTGCCCGTCCCAATACTCTCCCAAGACTTCGCCCCTCTTGTATGCCTTGCTACATCTAGTGTCAGTCGCCTCGGGGTTGTAGAGCCATGCAAATATCTTCTGCTTTGCCTCATCTCTAGTGAGTTGCCCAGCGTATACGTTTTTTACATTCCACATGTGAATGTCATCGACTGGCTGTTGCAGCCCAGACAAGCCAAGGAGCGTCCTCAACTCAGCGGCATTGAAATCAAGTTCGACCAGCCAGTCATTGTTTGGAACCAAGATGCTGCGAAAATCTTTATTCAATGTCAGTATTGGGAAGCTTCCCTTGACTGTTGAGAGCCGCCCGGTCTTGGTGCCATACGCATTGTATTTAATATAGCGACTCATAGCGTCCAAGGTGCGCCACAAGAGGCGACCCTGATGAGTGCCGAGCCGAGAGCGCATGGGATGCTTGTCGATACAGAGGCGATGATTGTTTATATCCGTGGTGAGGCGAACAACATCCATCATGAAATCATAGTTTTCTGGCTTCTGATAATTTTCAAAAACAAATTCACAAATACTATTTTTAGCCTCACACAAATCAACCAGAAAACGCTCGGGAACCAAGTTATAGAAGCAATGTTCATTGAGCGAAATTTTAGCTTCACGAAAAGAATTTAAATATGCCCTCATCTGATGAGTGACAGCTTCCCACTCTGGCTTGAGGTGGGCTGGGCATACTTCTGCCAGCGAACGACCGCCACAGAGCATCTGAGCGTACTCAATCGGTGCCGCACCGAGGTGGCTTGAATAATTCCACGTCCTTGTCAGGTCGTTTGGAAGGTTCTCATAGTAGACATGACCATCCGCATATATGCCAAAGCACTCTGCCTTGTCATCAAGTGTCTGAAACAGCATTAATCACCTTTAAAAATAGAAACTGGGTCTGGAACTTCTGACTTCATTTATATTACTTGATAATGTAACACACTCATCTTCGGCTGTCAAGTCTTTTTTCAAAGTTTTTTCATAGAGCGGGCTTGTCCGCTGTTCGTAAATCTCATTGTCTGTTAGACGAAAGACCTCATCAGTATATTCAATCGCCCTCCACAATCCAACATAATTCATATATTCACAGGCGACCCTCACTGTTCTATCAAACTCTATTTGGGTATAGGTCTTGTGGGTTTCGACTGCTCTCAGGTAAATATAAAGCCTCATCCAATATTCATCTGGGAACCTCCTGTTCAATTCTTCAAACGTCATTGTCTCTCGTTGCTGATAAGTAATAATCGTCTTGATACCCCCATCTTTTTTCCTTCCCGGCACAAACGATGCAGCTATCTCTGGGGCGGTTGAGGGAGAAAGGGTTGTTACGTCTGGATATTGCTTTAAAAACAAATCGTAGACTTGAAACAACCTTATCTTCAAGTTATCTAATTCATAATTTGACGCCTTCAGGTAATAAGTGGTGAAAAATTCCTTTTCGGATTCCATCCCGAATTGCTTGAGTTTTTCTTGCATGTACGGATTAGTAATGTCAGCACAAATGCGCCAAGGAGCATTTTTATTAACATAAAAGCCGAAGCGTTCACAGCTTCTGGCAAAGAAAGAAAAGTTTTGGTCGCGAATGAATCCGGTATACTTGGCATAGTCATCATCATGCTCTCCCGAGTACATATCTATCACAAGACCAGATGCGCGGGGGTCTATCTTATTAGAAGTGAGGAACGCCACCCGGGTGACGGGCTTTGAATAAGCCAACGTCGTGGTGTACCCCAAAAACACTTTTACAAAATCATCAAAATTGCGGATTTTTTGATTCAAGAATGAGTCCATATATTTTCCAACAAATGTTGTATACAAACTTTCCCAATAAAGGTTATACTTAGCGTGGACGCCCGTGTCCGTACTCCACGCCTGCAACGCTTCTGGAGTTGGATAAGCGGTGTCTGCTTCTGACACTCGCCCTGTGGCGACGGCATTTTTAAAATATTTTTGCAAGTCCTTGAAAGCTTCCGCAACAAAACCCAGAGCGAACATTGTATCCCCACTCGGTCCCATTGGCAACTGTTTTAAATTATCTTCAGCTAAGAAAATTGGATTCATGCTGTCATCAACTCTGCCATAAAGATTATTATATTTATGAAATGTATCCAACGGTGTTGGAGCAAAATCTGGATATGAAGTGGTGGCGTAAAGCCCTTTTTGAATAAACAAGTCCTTTGCTCCCAACTCGTTGACGCCAACTGGGATAAGACTGGGGTCGCCTACCCTGCCCTTCTTAATACCGTACCTTTTAATCCGTTTCTTAACTTTCTTTGCTGTTAACTTTGACATAAATCATATCCTCCCTTATACTGGTGAACCCGGTGCCCCGTCCGAACACTCTTCATCGCTCTCGCCACATGCATCAGTGGGGGCTTTACCTGACCCGCTGGCGACCCAAATCGTTTCAAGGTCTGTTGAAAACTTTCCTGCTTCAATTGCCGACTTGACCTTTGTTACCATAAAGTATCCACCTAACCCCATTCTTCTTGCTAGCGTTTCAATTCTTGCGGGGTCGCCTGCCCCAACCGTTGTAGGGTCAATATAGCAGTGTGTACCCGGTTTAAATATAGCGTTGCCAAACAACTCCACATCTGCATCGTATTTTTCCCTCAACGAATCGCCATCAAGTTCGCCCGCCTGTTCCATGCGGGCTTCTCTAGCATACGGTTGGTCGCTCTTTTTAAATTTAACTTTCTTGAGCAGCCCAGAGTCCGAGCCGATTCTCATATGATAAATGCCCAACTTAGAATCTCTTTCTTCTCGCGTGCCTTCGCCATCTTGAGGTGGACCAAACGCATTGGCACCAGCAGAGGAAACATACATGAACAAATACGAGTAAGCCTTTGCCGTTTCTGCGTCGATGGCATCGGGATAGGGCATGATAGCGTCGATGCCCACGCGCTTGCCACCGATGGCTGCTCCATCGGGGTCGGTGTTGGTGACGCGACACTTACCATCGTTGGTAGCTGGTGCCTCTATTAGCTGCATACTGAGGGAGGCTGGGGCTGCTCCATAGTCGCTCCCGAAACATTGCGGTTTCATGGCAGCACCGACAAGCCCAGTGACTGCATCTTTAATAAATTGTTTCAGTGGGTATTTTAGTCGCTGCGGCTTTACCACATTGTCCATGAACCAAACCGAAAACAAGTTCATTGCAATTGGAATATCACACATGTTATATTGGCTCGATAGTTTTCCTGAATTTGGATTGAAATAGACATATGGTCCCGTCAGGCATTTTATTTCAGAAAGTTCATTTGGGTGTCCGTTTTTGTATAAGACCCCCAATGCAACGTCCAACAAGTCGCCGAAGTGAAAATACATAATCTGCTGTTCATCCGGTTCGGCGGCAGCGGAAGCTTGGGCGGCTTCGGCACCCCCATCATCGGCAGCACTGTCAACAGCATCGCCCAACTCAGCGGTCGAACCCGACACTGATGCACGGTTGTTTGTTTCGCGGATGACATCTGATTTGCTCCACGTTGGTCGTTCAATGTCATCGGCGTTGGCAGCTTGCCCTCCGCTTAACTCGCCCACGTCTTCAGCATCTAATGAAAAGGAATAAATTCCCCCTGTGTCTTCCAAGGCTGATAAAATCGCCTTATACAAAATAGCTTTGTCATCGGCATTGGCTTCTGCGTTGTCTTCTTCCAGCTTTTCCAAATCATCTGCTTCTGCGGTATCATCGTCATCGTTCTTGCAATTAGCCTCTGTCTCTGCATCGACCGCTTCCTGCTGCTCGGCTTCTTCGGCAGCACGTTCTTCTATATTCTCCATAATAGCTTCAGCTTGGTCAGATATCAGCAGCACATCCGCTTTAGGGTGAATAAGTGCGCCCTCCATCGCCGCCACATACTCAACTTCCAAGTCCAGCGAGCCGTCTTCTCTAAAGTCCAACGAATGGCTAATAAGGGTTAAGTAAAAAAACTGTCTAGCGTTGTCAATTGCGCCCTTGAGAGCCGCACCTTCAGCGGCTGCATCCCAGATTGAGCCTGCGGGTGTGCCATAGCCAACTGACACCTTCAACCGAAAGTATTTATTATTATAACTTCTCTGACCTTCTGACTGCTTATCGTCACACTTATCGGAGGTATCTAGATTAAACTTTTTGACTGGGACAATCAGATTCATGTAAGAGACTTCTGTTTCTGTCTCCGCATGGTATCCTCTTGGCGTAACGAAATCCTCAAGCGTATTGAAGTGCAATTTCAATTTTGCTTTAATATTATTATCTGATTCTGCGGGGTTTGTCCCAAGCAACTCCCACTCAAAACTTTTTAAGCCGACGCCCATGCCGCGCTGGGAGCCGGAAGCAGTTATATTTTCCAACATGGACGCACTCAAGAAGTCTTCAAATGGCATTTCAATTGGAGTACCGCTGGCTGAGACAGTTTCATAGTGAACTTTATAAAGTCGTATCTGTGGAACCAAGGCAGAGAGTAAATAAGGCTTGATAGACATCAGCCCCATAAGGTCTGGGATGGCTAACAGCTTCTGGACAACCTCCATTGGGCTATCATGCTGAATGGGAATAAAATTTTCATATGTCTTCTCCATATTGGACTCAGCAAAGCCTTCAAAACTATTAATTAAAAAGCACTGCTCTTGCAGGCGCCTTGCTTCTAATGCATCTTCTTCATTCTCTATGACTTCTGGGTCTGCCATTATTCATTCCTCATGAATCCCAGCACCTTGTGCAGAGGGTGAGGAATTTTAATAGTGTCGCCTATTTTTATATGCGACTCTGTTGGTTTCTTATTGTACCAAGCTATCACCCACCAGTAGCGGGTGTCGCCATAGTGAGCATGTGCAAGCTTATAGAATCTGTCTCCTACCTTCCAAATATGCCCAATCCTTTCAAGCTGCCGTCGCTGCTCAACGGTCGGATGAGTCAGATTGGCAGTTTGGTAATGAGTGATTTTTGAAACACCACGTTCTTCCCGAAGTTCTTCATAAACATCGGTTGTGTTAACCTTTGGTCTTTTGCTGTCGTATCTGCTGCCTGCCATTATTTATCTCCTATATTATACTGACCATGGGAATCACGCGCCAGTCGTTTCGCCGCCCGCTGCTTCTGCCTCGTCGGGGTCATCAGTTGTGGGAGTGCCGACCTCGGGTTCTTCGCCACTATTGTTGTACGGGAATGCATGGGTACGGTTTTTCGAGTCAGCGCCTTCGGCTTTCCAGCCCAATTCATGAGTATGGTTGACAGTATATTCCATAGACAAATTAATTGTCTGTGGGTATAGAGTACCGATACCTTCATCAAAAAAGCCAGCGTCAAAATCCGGCTCATAAGTGAACCCGCTGATTGTCCCAACAAGCCCAGCAATTTCTGCTGAAGTTGCAGAGCCTTCGCTAATCTCAGCCGATACATCTTGGATGAGATTGGCAAACTTTAATCTAAAAATAGGTCCACCAGTAATCGTACTTGCTGTGCCAGCCACAGATTCACCGGCTGACCCGGTAGTAGGCGCGGATGATGCGCCTGTGGCGGCATACGACGGGTATAGCATCTGGAATAATCTTGTACAACGCTCTAAGTTTTCTTTTGCTTCTTTTGCCGAGGCAGAAACAACGTCCCACCCCAAAGAAATATTTCTTTTGGTTGCCTTGAAGGTTTGAATGGGGTCCATGCGCCCATAAACATCTTCCGTGTTATACTCCGATGCAAACTTATCCTGATAAGACGTAACAAACGCCTTAAAGACAACATTCGACTTTGACGGAATATGAAAAATGTCAATAACAAGACCTTTTAAATTCGCAAGCAAGTCTGTATTATCGCCTTCCATGCCACTATCAAACGTGCCATCTGACCAACCATAGTCTGCCATTTATCTTTCCTCCATCATATTAATTAGGACACTCCCAAAGGAATTCTCTTGTTCATATAAACTTCAATTGCACGTCCAAATTCTCTCTCGTTAAGAACCAGAACAACATCCTGACCCTTGCCGCCGCCGCCTTCGCCGCCGCCGGAACCCTTCTCACCACTGCCTTCGCCGCCTCCAGCAGCCTTAGCAGCGCCGACAACAGCCTGAGCAAATGCATCTTGGTCAAAGCCCTTCATCGACGCCTGAGCGATACCATACCGTTCAGCCTCTGTTACCAGACCGCTGGCGTTTGTAACCACCTCTGGGGTCAAGTTTGTTGCCAATTGATTAAGTGGGTCAAGGGCAGTGTCAAAGACCATCTTCATCTTCATTAATGTTTCTTCTGGGATGGTTCCCATAATCCAAGACAGGAACCAGATTGCCCCGGCAACAGTGTATAGCCCGTCAGCCATCGCATCCATATCTGTCATTGCAGCAAGACCCGTGAAAATCTGCCCAAGAGCGACCGCCTTCTCAACTGGAATTGTAGACATGGCATCAGCGAATATATAAAGTGCTTCAGTGAGTACACTAAGCCCTGTACGGAAGAATGGTAGAGAAGCAAAGATGCCGAGCATAAACAATCCCCACCCAAAGACAGGCAAAGCGAGTCCCAGCAAGAACAAACCATACGCTAGCGCAGGTAAGGCTCCCGCGATGGGTGCCAATAACAGCATGGTCATCGTAAACTGCAACAGCGGCTCGTTCAGCATCGACATTCCCAAGGCAATAAAGAAGGCGGCGATAAAGAACAGCGGTGCAGCAAAGAATAACCATATAGAAGCAAAGAATAACAAAGGCGCACCAATAAACAATCCAATTGCTGCTCCCAAGAAATTCTGGTTAACCGCTTCCATGCCAGCCTTCGCTGGCCCCTCGCCCATGAAGCCGAATGCTGTCGATATCCAGAACATCGCCCATGCAAGAGGTGGACCAGCGACTGCAAGCCAGAAGGCTGCTGGTGCCAGTAAAAATGCTGCTGCGAGTAGATAAGGTGCGGCTGAATAAAGAGCAATGGATACAGGTAGAACATGTTTTGCGCCTGTCTCCGCGAACATCTTGAGTCCTTCTGCCATCGCCATCAAGTCGGCACCATCGGGCATGAAGGTCAGGGCATAGCCCAAGAACATAACACCCCAAGAGAAATCCATCAGCGCAGAGCCGACGCCAGCCATGTCAGTCAGCCCGCCCAAGCCTTGGAAAATTTGTCCAAGCGCCACAGCTTTCTCTGTTGGAATTCCAGACATTGCGTCTGCAAACACATAAAGTGCCTCAGTTAAAACATCAAGCCCCGTAGAGAAGAACGGCAGTGAAGCAACGATGCCAAGCATCAACAATCCAAATCCAAAGATTGGCAAGGCAAAGCCGAGCATGATTAGACCCATTGCCAAAGCTGGCAGTGCGGGAATAAACGGACCTAGAACCGCAATCGCCTGAGCAAATTGCATCAACGGATTCGCAAGAATCGCCATACCAATTCCAATCAAAATTGCGCCAACAATAAATCCCGGTCCTGCGTTGAGCATCGCAAGCCCCGCCCAGAATAACATCGGAGCAGCCATCATCAATGCCATGGCGACGGCAGGCAAAATCAATAATGTTGGCCAATCTGCGGACGTAGCTGTAAGTGCCCAGAGTCCGATGCCAATCATCGCTGCGCCCAAACCAAATGGCACGCCAGCGGCGAGCAGCAAGACGCCTGCAATAAGAAGCGGGGTAGCTGACCACATCAGAGCAGCAGCAAGGAGCGGCAACATTATAGCAAGCAAGCCCATGTTTGGAAGATGCGGCATTAACTTTCCGACGCCCAAACCAAGGGCACCCAGACCCAGCCCCAACATCAACCCACCATATCCAATAAGTATGCCTGCGATGACCAAAGGAATACCAACAGCGAGAAGTAGTGGCACTGCAAAATAAAGACCAATGGCGAGAAGAATCAAGTTTGGACCTAGCATTGCCATTGCTGGTACATGTGGTACGATTAATTTTAAGCCCAGACCCAGCGCAGCCAAACCAATGCCGACAAAAATCGCTGCGGGTGCAAAAAAGATTGAGGCGAGCCACATTGGGAAGGCTGCGGCGTATAAGCCCCAACCAAGCGCGACCAAGCCCAGAGCAACACCCGGCATGGCACCAACATTGGGGGCAATAAGATTCAAGCCCAGACCAAGTGCAGCCAAGCCGATGCCGACAAGAACCGCAGCGGGCGCAAAAAAGATTGACGCAAGCCACATTGGGAAAGCGGCAGCGAGCAAGCCCCATCCGAGAGCCATCAAGCCGATGGCGAGCATGGGCATACTAGAAACATTAGGTGCAATTAATTGAAGACCAAGACCAATAAATGCTAAACCAAGACCGATGGCGAAAGCGGCGGGTGCAAAGAATGCTGCGGCAATCATCATTGGAACAATAGAAGCCATCAAAGCCCACGCAAAGATTGGCAACACCATTGCGAACTGTAACATCGTCGCTGTATCCATCAATGCCAGTGCGTTACCCATCATCGCTATGCCCACAGACAACAGCATTATGGGAACCGCAAGAAACATCATGCCGATACCAATCTGAATCATAGCCATCATCGCGAGGGGTGCGATTGGAGCGAGCGTAGCGAAAGCCCATGCGATGCCATAAACTACAGCAGCGACCATTGCCAGCCCAAGAACTGCGGGGATGATTGCGTCCGGTGCCGACATAAAAAGCCGAAGCATTTCAGTCAGCCCCCCAATAATCTTTGCAACACCGTGAGCCAGAACTCCTAGCCCGAGGGCAAGGAGGGCAATGGCAGCGATGCCGATGAGGACTTTTGGATGACCGAGCGTCTGCATCGCTTTCCCGAAACTCCCTGATGCAGCAGCGGCTGGTTTGGCTGTTCTGGCGACGAGGGTTTGAGCAGAAGCCTGACCACCAAGTGCCCAAGCCATGAACGCTGACGCTTTCGCCCCGAGCCATCTCACTGCTGTGAGTGCCCTTTCTGCGGCGAGCAAAGCCCAAGTCCTAGCGGTATTGGCTACTTTGATAGCGCCTGACCGAATGTGTGCCAAGACGCCCATATTTGTGGAACGAGTGCTTGAGTCCGTGGCTGCTTTTTCAAATTTCTTGCATGTCGCTAATGCGCCACAGGCTACGCCTTCTGTTCCTTTAGCAGCGGCACTCGCACCTGATGCAGCTACTTCTTTTAGGGATTCGCCAGCGAGCAAAGCTTTGCCGATGGCGACTGCTTTTTGCGCTTTCTGATAAAACTGAAAAGCGTTGACACCCGCCCAAATTACCGCGATGCCGCCAACCAGAACCGGAAGCAACACGCCGCCGAAAGCATCATTAAGTTTCAAGACACCGTTCAACATTGCATGAACAAAATTAATTGCAGGTTGTATTGCGACCGCAAGTTGCTGCATCATAATCTTCATCTTTTCGCCCATGGAGACTGCTGCTGCTTTAGCCTCAGCCAGTTCAGCTTCAGCTACAGCGTTGTCTGCCATTGCCTTCTGAGCATCGTCGTAGCCTTTAAGCCCGCCGCCAAATAATTTATTTGCCTCAGCCATGTCTGTGATGCCAGCAGCATTAGCAACCGCCATCTTCTCAAACTTGCCCATGGTTGACCACTGCTTACCAGAAGCATCTGTCGCCTGAAGAATCATTCTAATTCTTTCGTCTTCCGTGGCATTGAGCATATCCATGGAGTTGAGCAAGTCGCCTCCGAGGATTGAGTTCAAGCTGCCAGCGGCATTGGCTGCGCCCTCAAACGTATCAAATTGTGAAGTCAGATTAAGGAGGGTGCCCATTTCCATGCCCAAGCCCTTGGAGGCTGCTGCCATGTTCTTGAAGACCTCGATGCCCTTTGCGCCGTATACTGAAAGCTGCGGAGCGGCTTTGGCGAATTCGGCTGCAAGCGTTGCAGGGGGCATACCAATAGCCATTGCGGTTTTTGCTAGGTCATCCTGTAGTGCAACCGATTCTGTTGCCGTCATTCCAAATGCATTTGTTGCCAAAGCGATATTGCCTGCGGTGGTGGCAGAAGAAATACCCAAGTTTTCCAACGAAGCAGTTGTTTGAATCATTTCTGTTTGCAGGCTAGAATTCATGCTGGAGAACTGATTAAAATCTGAATAAAGTGCTTGCGCTGCTGCGCCTGATTTTTCCATACTGACGCCAAGCGAGCCAACACCACGGTGGGCGCTCAGGATGGTGTCATTCATCGCACCTGCTTGCCCCGACATTGCGTTGAACGAGGCTTGCATGTTGTCGGCAGTTCCAATCGTTGCAAGGAATGAATCTCGCATGGCTAACATCGCGCCTGCGCCGATTTTATCCATTACACTGTTAAGGTTGGCACCTTTGCCAATAAGGGCTTCCATGGCAGTCTCGCCTTGGGCGAGTTTCATTAAGAAATCTTGACCCCAAACATTCGCACCTTCAATTTCTTTATTGAACGCTTTCTGGGCGGCGGTTAGCTTATCCTGCTTTGCCTTCTTTTGTGCTATCTTGGCGCTTGTGGATTCTTGAAGGGTTAACTCGCCGTTTTTCAGAGAATTTGATTCAGCTTGGGCATCATTAAGGCTACCCTGAAGCGTCTGGATTTGCCCGAGGGAAATACCCAGCTTGTTAGCGTTGTCCAGAAGAGTCTGGAACTTGGCTATCATCGCATCCAGTTGAGTTACCGCATGAGCAGTCTCAAGCCCGCCTTGCTTTACAGCTTCAGCGTACTCGGCTGCGGTAACTTCTGCACTTGCCAGCTTTTGATTAAGCTGGTCCATCATTGCTAGTTGTTCTGGGCTTACGCTTGGTCCGTTACCTGCCATTCAAATGGTTCTCCGTTTATGACTATCAGTTAACCTTTAAAGGGCCATTTGATGCCTGTTTTCTTTTCAAAATTCGCTGCGGCTTTTCTCAAAGCATACTTATCTTTATAAGTCTTGGGGTTGTTGAGTCCGTATTTGGCAGCAGTTTTCATGTATCTTTTTTCTTTGCCAATCGCAGATGAAAAAGCAGCAATCTCCTGCTGGTTCCCTTTGATTTTGACGGGGATGGCGGCTGAACTGCCGAACATCATCCCGAGCAACTTTTGCACACCCCAACCAAACGCACGGAAGAAAATTTCATTCAACTCTCCACGCCTCGCGGCTCCAAGGTCAATAACAATTTCTTCTCTCTCGCGCTCTTGCTCATTCATGATAATATACTCCATTTATTACGCCGCAACGTACAGCATAATATAAATAGTTTGATAAGCGATTTTGACAGACTAAACCAGCAGCATCAATCAAATTGCTGCCAATCAACAGGCTTGACTTCAATACCCAACTGTTCAATTTCCTCCTTTTTCCACACTTTGGCATAACGAGCGCGTTCTAGTGCGTCCTGCTTCTCTGCCGATTTGAGTAATTCTTCTGCAAATTCGTCTAGTTCAGTTTCCGTGCGGAATCGACCAGCGAACTGCTCCAAAAGAAATTTTTTTATTTCATCTTTCTTTTCCATCCATTTTTACCTCCCAGTAATTGTGTTATAAGTATAGCGCCACAACAATCGTTGCTGCAATTAATGCAGAAACGGACAGCCGCCAAAAATACCTTTTGATGGTTGCCCGTCGCTGCCGAACTTCTTGGGTTCTTTTTAATCTTTCTTCACGCTGCTCAAGGTACATGCGGAGTTGTGCCAACTTTTTCTTTTTAGAATACTTGTCATACATTTTATTGTTCTCCGTTGCATATTTCCTTCTTTATGGGCCCGTGTCCATGCCGGTGTCCTGTTCTTCTTCATGATAGCGATACCCAACCTCAACCAAAGCGCCTGAGTCTGGAATCACCGAAAAATAAACCGTATTATCGGTTGATACATAGTACCAATCGTGATATAACGAGCCGTTAGCAAACACTCTAATTGAATCGGCGATTGCCTCATGGGTGAGCGTGATGGACTCGTATGGTTCCAACTGACTAGAGGCATCGGTAACGCCGGGTGACCAATCTTCTGAACAAATGTCAACCACTGTGCCTGCGAACCAGTTTGTGGCTTCCACATATCTGTCGCCAATATCAATAGCATTAGGTGGTGTGGCACAAACCGAATCTGCCTGCGCCACATTGACAATGCTCGCTATAAACGCAGAGCCACTGCGCTGGATTCCATACCAACTAATAAAATCATCGACAACTGGGAAATGGTCATCTGATTGGTCTTCCTCGTCGGAAACCATAACAATTAATAAAGCAGCATCATGCCTCATCCAAGTCTGAGCATAAGAGTTGTTAACAATGTATTCATAGGCAGCGTCGAAGCCTTCTTCCCTGTGCCCTCTGCCCATTGCAGTATACATGTCCATGGCATCATCTATATCATCGCCGGGTACAAGGGGAAATTGCGCCTCGATGGAAGCCTGTGACGGGTCGTTGCTCATCATGGCGAGTCTCCACCCCGATTCAGGCAATGCCTCCATCATAGCCTCAATACCAGCCATCAATTGTGGGTCGAAACGGTTCATTGAGCCGGAAGTGTCGATAACCCACAGAATGTCTACGCCATCTACACTTTGTGGCTGGGTGAATGAGTCAACCCAAATTAGACCGGGGTCAGATGGCACCTCTACTTCGACATATATTGGAACCTCTACTACCTCTATATATTCAGTTCCAGTCCCAGCGTCCCTATTGCTGTAAACTACTTGGTAATCAGTATAACAACCCGTGGCTGCTACTGTTGCCAATATTCCATAAAAAATTTTCTTTAACATTCATTGTATCCTCCCAAAAACTATGAATGAAGCCGAACCAAATCTGAATGAAACTTATCCGCTTGTTTCCTCCGCGTCTAATAATAACAATTCATCAATCCATCCCTCAACCATTTCTTGACTCCAACCATGCAAGCCCTGATACATCACCATATCACGGTCAACCACCACAATCGTGGGGTAACTCATGACGGGGTATCCGCTTACTGCTGTTGAGTCAACGATGCTGTTGTTCCCCTGAAGGATTGGCGACTGGGATGGAATTCCATAAAGGTTTTGCCAGCCTTGCACATCTTCCAAGGATACACTTCCCCCTGCCGTATTCTGCAATAATACGGTTACCCATATAACATCATCACTTGAATATTTTGATACATGCGCCGCAACTTGGCTTGCAGCAGATTGGCAAGGACCACACCACATGACGGAAAAGTCTAAAACAATAATACTACCATAATGGTCGTACAAATTCCATTCTTCGTCAGCTTGGTCTTTAAATGTAAAGTCGCAAGCGTGGTCGCCCAAGGCTCCACCGCATTCTTCCCAAGTAATCGGGGAAGGTTCTTCTACTGCGACCGAATCTGTCTCGTCTGTGTGTGTTTCAAGGGAGGCTGGGCACGCAGCCAGAATCAGCGAAAACAATGTAATAAATAGTCGCACATTTCTTCCTCCCTTAAATTAGGTAGGTTTCAAAAAATAAAAAGACCGAGAACTAGTCTCGGTCTTTAAATTAATTTGCTTTTTCTGCGCTTCTTACCTTGAAGGCTTTGAAGGCATGGATGGTCTGGACATCGAAGGTCTGGATGGCATTGATGGGCGACTTGGGGTTCGATTGCCGCCTCCCTTGCCGTCCATTGCTTCAGATTCTTTCTTTAGCTGCTCCGCTAACCGCTCGGCAAACCACTTTCTCAACCCAACTGGTAAATTGTATGCTTCAAAGAAACTCCAACCACCAAAGTATTTCATAAAGAAGAACACCTCATAGACGTTCTTCATATATTCATTGCTTAGGCCAAAAAAAGTCGCTGGTAAGCGGCACCTCCATGTCCGAAGTCGATAGACATTCATGGCAAGTGATTGACTGCTTCATGTCAATGTTAGGGATAATCTTACCATAGGTTTCACGAATCTTCCGTGACTGCTTACCTGTCATATGTTGAACTGCCTTATTAATTGTACCCTTGTCGGTGTGTCCCGAGATAGAGACAATCATAGAGCGCAATTGTTCTTGAATGCCAGAATCAGGAAGCCCTGCTTTTTGACGTTGGTTCATCGCCTTGGTCATCCGCTTCTCATCGTGGCCATTAAGCGCACGAACCTCGACTTCCCAGCCGTTCTCAAGAGAAATAATAAAGGTATTTCTATCCGTTGCTGATGCTCCGTCAATATCGGCACAGTCATGACCCTCGACCAACTGATAGGTGGTCAAATCAAACGTGTGCTTCAGCCTCGCCTGACATGCAGGACATGCCACCTGAGTTGTATATTCGGGTCCGTATCCATCAATACGCGCCTGTACAATCAGAGCCGACTTATCGCCCAAGAGCAAGTCATTGGGGTGGACGGGTGCTTGAATAATCTTTTCCAAGAATTTATCAATAGCCGTTCCCTTCTTCAATAGAACACGACTGGTGAGGATATCTTCCTCTGCCGTTGTCATGTGCCGTACTTCAATTTCACCTACTCCGCAAAGGGGATGACCCTCTGGATAGAAATTGCCGCCAGATGGTAAAGCTACCAAAGATGTTGGTCGGACAAATTCTAACGGAGATGGTGAAGAAGAGACATTCGTGTTGGATGCCCCTACTGTGGTTGCTGCCGTGGAAGGGGTGTTAATATTTTTACTACCCCCGCCAAGACGGTCTTCATTTCTACTCATCAATCACCTCGTTTCTTGTTTTGTGAGTGCATAATGCATTAGCATCTTACACTAATAAGTAGTTCTTGTTAATATTTTTTTCAGTTTTATAGCCTGTGAGCGTAATTCTATGGCGTCCAGTATTTGTTAGTAGCCGTAGTGCCAGTCGTAGAGGCATTAGAATTTTTATCTGTTTCAAGATAAGCCCAATCATAACGAAGTTCAATCTCGATATCGGTCAAATCATCGCCATCATAATCAAGGTCACCAAACTTAACATCTTTAATCCAAGCGTTCCAAAGAACCCATCGCTCAATCATGTTTCCGTCTGAGTCAATCTGCTCAATCTGAATTCGACCAAGAGCGTTGGTAGCCTTGGACTTTGACATAGTGCTGGTCATTGTCTCGTCCATCGCTGGTGAATAACCGCCTGCCTGAATAATATCAACCATTGTTGCTGCGCCATCTGGGTCAACGGGGTCTGCCAAAGTCATAGCGATGGTGTTCCACTCTACGCGACCGGGGTAGTAAAACGTGTGGTTAATATATTTGTGTGTGGACTCTTGAACAGTAAAACTGGGCTTCGCCACCTTCTTTAGCGTAAACATTGGAATGTTGTCATTATACAACACCCACCTAAATTGTCTCTTAGGGTCGCGTACACCCGTCGAAGCATCTGACCAAAAAGTTCCTGAACTCATTTTTTAATTTCTCCTTAAAATAACTTTACTACATTGAAGTAGCTTTGATTTCTCTCTATTTTTAAATAGTTCGGGGGAGAAGAAAATCTCCCCCGACTCTATTTTATTCTCTAGTCGTCAAAAGACGCTCCACTATCAGTAATCACGAAGTCAATCGCAATGTACTCAATTGCCTTTGCAGGCTTGAGAAGAATCTTTGCATACATGATATTTCTATCAATCAAATCTGGTGTGGTTGTCGTTTCATCAAGAATAATCTTGTACTCTGTCAACCCGAAGCGACCCTTAACCGAAGCCAAGAATGGGTCTGCCTGACTAATAAACCTAACCCATGTGGTCTTGACGTTCTGGTCGAATAGAATTGTCTTCGCCATGCGAGAGATTTCCTTCTTCAAGTAAATCATCAGGCGACGGACATTGATTCTGTCGAGAGCAGATGCGGTTAGTTGAAGCGTCTTCTGTCCGAAGATAACAATTCCTTCTGCGGGGAACTGAGCAATCGGGTTAATGTTTGCTTCATAAAGCTTGTCACGCTCCTTAGAGTTGAGTCGCAGACGAACGCCGTTAACTGGAATTCCAGCGGCTCCGTCAGTCAATCCACCTCGGGTGAACCCTGCTGGGGCAAACCAAAGTTCTGATTTCTTTGTTGAAGAAGCCATCGTTCCAAGGGCAGCGACGGAGGGGGGTGCCCAAAGGACGCGCCCGCTCATGGTGTCAGCAATCTGAACCCAAGGGAAGAAACAGCAACCATAACTTGAGTTGAGCGAGCGCATTCTCATTTGAGTAATCGCCTTGTCAACATCTGGCATACGGGCTGCTTCATCTTTGCCTTCTGAAATATTCGGTGGACAGTAATCTTCCTCGATATCAATAACAGCCAGCGCATCGCCACGGTTCTCACAAGTTGAAACCATGTGGTTTGTGATAGAAGGATGAACCAGACCCGGTGCAGCCATCAAATTATATTCAACAACTTCTGGGTCAGAGACAGAATCAATAGCCTTCTTAACTGAGTTAATAGCATAGTGGTCCATCGCGGTGTCGCCTGCTTGCGGCAGATTGTCGTTGGCGTTTGACTTAGAGTATTGGAAGGGGTTAGCCTCCAGTATATCAATGCCATCGTGACCACCAGTCAACGGAAGTGTGAATGCATCGCAGCCCGCTTCAAGAATAGCATATGGGTTACGGACGCCAGTTGTTGGCGTATATCCCGTCAAAGAAGTTTGACCCTTTGGAACCGGGAAAGCAGCGGCAGTGGAGTCCGAGTTTAGTGAAGGACATGCGTGACTACCAGCAACCCACTCAAAGTTTTTAGGCTTTGAGTCGGACTCGTTGGAGCCGCGTGCATCGCTAACTGCGACACCGGGCGAATAACGAATGTCATCCAGAGTGAAGATGAACTGGTACATACTCTCGTCATCAACAGAACATGCGTCGGCTGATGTGCTGGCAATGCCGTATTTTCCATAGCCGACCATATCACCATATGAATCATCAAAAATTGTATCACTTCCAAACTCGGTGGTTTCGATTCCGAAGAATGCGTCCTTCGGGCTGGAAAGTGTCGTATCTTTGGTGTCTTTTCTCATTCCCAGAATTGGGTGAACCAGAAGAACCTCAAAGTTTTTGTTTGCATTGACTGTCGTACCGATACCAGCGTAACACTTGTTCTCACCGAAGTCGCCTGCGGCGTCGGTGTAGGTGCCGTCGTTATCTGCATCCCAGAAAGTTACATCTCCCATGCCCACATTATTAACAGAATTGTTCAGCGTACCGGATTCTGCGGGGTTGTAAGCTGCATCGTCTGCGTCCAAAGTGGATGCACCACCGAAAACATTGGGGAACTTCTTGTGTGCGCTTGGAGCGCGGATGGACCATGTGTTGGGTGCCCCACTGCTGGTGTGTTCGCCAAAGACAGGCTTATGACATGCGGGCCCAAGGAAGCCATAGGGCAGCAAGCGTGCATCAGCAGAGCCTGCCTCAACAGCAGTTGCCAATTTAACACGAAGAAACCGTGACTGGTTTGGATAAAGCCCGTGGTTCACATATCTCTTATCGTCATCATCCCAGATAGACTCCATATCGCCAATCATTCTCGCAATGAAATTTGGAGAAGCTGGGTTTAGGTTGCAAGAAGAATATCTTTCCACAATCTGTGGAGCGGCATCTGTGTCTGATGCCCTGCGAATCATCACAGAGAATGAACCATAGGGATTAAACTCATCTGTGGGAGCCTTAATGTCGTAAATTGAAATCTTGAGATTTCGGCTTTCCCAAGAGCCGGAGTATAGCGAATAAAAGCGGAACAGCTTTTCGATACCCAAATCCTCGACTGTGGTTGTGCCTTCAAGCATTGCGTTCGACTGAGTGTTGTACAAAGATGGGTCGCCGTTGTGCTGTGAAATAATCCAAGGTGAAATAGCAGGCGTCAAGCTTGACTCCCACGAAGCGGCTGCGGTGGAAAGTGGGAGCAAGCAGGCATACTGACCGCTGACCGGCTGCGCTGCGGTGGACGAAGCTGCGGTGGTCAGACCGTCTTGCATTTCAGCAAGGTGCCTGTCAAATGTTGGTCCCAAGAAGTAAGCCTTCTGAGCAGTTGTCCCAGTAAGCTGACCATTGCAAAGAACTGGGTTAGTGTTAAGAACCTTTCTAACATAAAGTCTGGAAGTCTTTGTGAAGTTGAAGGCGATTTCTTCAACATTGGAGGTGCGGCTGGCAGAATAGCTGGCACCGGGAGTATTTGCGACCTTGAGCCTGAATTGGTTATCTGGACCGTCTGAACGAACCCAGACACCGATTGCTTCGGTTCCCTCACCCGCTGCGGCAGAGGTTGCGCCGCCGCCAACGCAGCGACCTTTGAGGGCAACAGCGCCATTTTTTACATAAAGGATTGCAGCAAGCGAAGCCTTGTATGTTTCTCCATCTGCCCATGCTTGCCCTTCAGAACCGTTTGCGATGTATAGACCATAAGCACCGGGGGCACCTTTGTTGCCAGCGGTGGATGACCATGTGGCAGCGGCAGAGGTGACAGACCAACCCGCTTTCACACTGGCTGAGGTCGCGTCGGGGTGCGTATCACCCAAAAGGCGAACGAACGTAATGGGGGATGCGTTGCGAAGGTAAGCTTGTGCGGCGTATGCGGCATAAGTTGGACCAAGACGGCTACCCTCACGCCAGACATCTCCAGCTACACCACCCGCAACTGGCTCACCGAAGGTTTCGATGAAATCTGCGAATGACTCAATCTGAATCGGACGCATTGCTGGTCCACGGAGGGTTCTACCGATAATAACGGGCCCAATTCCTGCTCCCTGTTTTGGCACCTGTGAATTATCAATCTCGTTGATGAAAATTCCGGGTGATACAAACTTAAACTTCTTTACTGACATGTGTTGTTTCTCCTTAAAAGCATATATCTTTAGTTATGCGACTTTTGTTGTCTTAGCCTGATGGCTTTTCAGTAATAAATAGTGATTGGAATGTCGAAAGGATGTTTTTACTCACGATATTTTTTATTCGCTGTATACTCCGCTTCATCTTCCAGTTGCACGCGCTCTCTCATCATTTTTACGTCTACTGCGTTTTCTCTGATGACAACTTTCGGCTTCTCTTGATTTGGACCGTGACCAATTAACGCTCCAAGCACCTTAAACTCAATTTTGGTCTGAAATTCTCTAGCGCCCTCGCCCATGTCGGCTACATTATTTTCTGACGTAAAGTCTTGACCGATGAAACCCTCATACCTATGGTTATTGTGTTTAATAACAACGTGGTTTGGTCCACCATGTTTTGTAACAAATGGCTGAACCATATCGTTCATCTGCTGCTGATATTCGGAGCGTATGCTAATAGAATAGGTCGCCTCGATATACACGGGCATCGGAATTGTTAAAGTTTCATAAATTACTTTGGTGTTTTTCGCTGTACGAAAATTAATGGGCGTGTTAGAATACAGTTGGCGTTTGTGGGTTGCGTTTGCATACGCTGCGCTCTTGTCCTGCTTAATTCTTCTGGCTATCGTGATAGCGCCACCCTTGTGGTCGTTAACTTCTGGCAACATTGCCCACGCTGTGCCTTTGCGTGCCTTATCTTTGGCAAACCCTGTCCGCTCAACCGTAATTAAGGGAAGGATGAGCGCACCGCTTGTGTCACGCAGCCGCTGGTCTTTTTTAGCTTGATGCACCTTTTCACCAGCAACCCAAATAACTGGAACCTTCTTCCACCCTCGGTTAGTTGTTGTATGAATGTCCATATTCTCATTCAGCCAGTTGTGGACAGCGTAATCGAAGTCCTCAATGGTGGATTCCTGCAATTCAATTTCTTTAAGCTTTGGCTCATCTTGACTAGTGTATTTATTACTCATCGTCTTATACCTCTAACCATGGTGGGTCTTCACTATTAAATACTCCGTCACGGGCTTTTCGACATGTGGCTGTAATTTGGAATTTTTGCCCATCCTGTCCAAATAAATATCTAGGCTGGCTCAAATCAGCCACCTCATAAAGGTGCCCGTCATACTGAACAAAGTCGCCCTCACGAACCCAAAGGTCTTGGTCTTCAGTAAGCCGCCTTTTATGAAAATGGACGGTAATGTTGCTAACTTTGTCAATTCCGTAATTGGTATACGTTGTATCTGTCTCTTGCTTTTCCACCAAGCAGTGAACCCTGACTGGAGGCAAGAAAGTTTTATTAATCGCTTCGCCATACAGCGGGTGGAAGTTAGAAGTCTCCAAATCAATGGGGTAATATATAATTGTCTGCCCGATGACTCGCTCGATAAGTTCATCATTTACTTGTTTGACTAAATCGCGCTCTTTTTTGCCCGTGAATAGCGGGGGTGGGGGCGCGTCTGGTTGTGACCACTCATCTGCCATTTCTCACCCTCCCATTATCCTGTAAAAATACCTGTTGGCACCTTCTGCATAACTGCATTTGAATTCTCAACTGTCTCGGCATCGCCTGCCATCATCTCGCTGTACGTCAACTGGTCTAACGTCTCTTTCAACTCGTCCCGAAGGGCTGATTGTTCTTCTTTTCCTGCCGAAATTAGTGCATCACCATTCATGGAGATGTCGTTGCCCGGTATTGGAATTGAAGCAAACTTTGAGCGCACAAGCCCAAGCATCTCTTTTGACAAAGCAAGGGCAAAACGTCGAATCCACTGTTTTCCAATCGAATTAATATTCTTATATGGAATATTCTGAAGTGGGATTGTGTTCAAATTATTAATTCCCATGATTCCATTGGAAGCCGTTGTGTCTTCGACCCAAGTATCATTTGGAACAACAAACTCAATCCACATGTTGCTCGGGGTGGAGTCACCGGGCGTGGGATAAATTCTAAGCTTGTTGTTTTTAAGTTCGTATGATGAATGAGAAGCCCTCACATAGAGGCTTTCTTCAAACGCCTTTGCTTGCAGCTTGTTTTGCCAAGCTGGGACAAGTTCGTATGTTGAATCATCAGAATACTGCCCATAAGTTGACAAGTTACCCATCACGTTCACGCCGCCATAATAACCATAATAATTCCACATGGTCTTTGGGGTTTGAAAATAAACTTTTTTAATCAGAATCTTCGGAGTATCTGTATTGGGAGATGCCTCAAGCCCCAAGGTTGTTCTCCAGTCGGCATCTTGTCCGATGATGTTCTGCAAATTATAGTCCTGTACGTCTGCGGTGAGGGTAAATGATGCGGAGTATACAGTTGATGCTCCACCAACCTGCGCTTCTTCTGAAATACCCTCTGTAACTCGACGGGCATAAGCGAAATCAAATCGCGGGTAGCGTAACGAAAGGTGGACAGTTTGGTCCATCGACCCATTAGAGCCTGAAGCCTCTGTAATCATTCCATCTTCATTAAACGAGCCGGTTGTCCCACCAAGCACATTTGACAAAACATTCTTTGACTGGTGGATGTTCATCAGATAAGAATACTCTAAACAAGATTCTTCATAGGCTGAAAATACTTGTTCTTTTGTTAATTCAATATCAAGGATGTCTCCACCCAATTTTCTATAAGTGTACGCCACTTGGTCTGACGAACCTGACAAAAATAAATCAACCTGTGACGAATCAGCCTCCCCAGAAGCGTCGAACCAATAATTCTCATTTGCATATGTTCCAAATGGAAAAGATTTAATCATAGCCTGACGCTCGGTGGCGGTCAAGCCAGCGACATCATGCTTTTCAGGTAAAACTATTCTATTTGTTGTCGGCTTTGGTGTTAGTGTTGGCAGTGCCATTCATTTATCCTCCCGATATTCACCTCTTGCTATAAATAGTTTCAAAATGAACAAAAACAAAACCCCACCTCAACTAATGTCAAGGTGGGGCTGTTTTTAGCTTACGCTACTTGAAAGGTTTAGCCTTCAAGGTCACGCACGATAACAATACCGTACATGTCGGGACGGACCAACTTCTTGCCGTAGCGAGTCATCACTGCCTTGCGGGGAGTGAAGTCATCAGCGTGGAAGATAGTAGGTGTGGTCTGAAGCGGCACATAAGGAGCGTAGACATAGCCACTCTCCAAGAAGCTGCTTCCCTTACGTCCAACGAGAATCACGTTCCGTGGGAAATAAGGGTCAACCCACAAGTCCCACTTCTTGGAAATGGAACCGGCGTTGACAGCACCGACTGAACCAGTGTCATCATCATGAGTCACGCTGGCACGGAAGCCGCTGGTGAACTCAAGAATGTTGGCAACCTCTGGTCCGCAGACCAAGAAGTTAGCACCACCACGAAGGGTCTTGCGGTGAATGTCGGCAGACACATCGTTGATAGTCTCAACAAGAGTCTCGTACCACTCACTCACGGAACCCGTGAAGTCGGGAGGTGCAGCCAAGCTGGTCGCATCGGCACCCGTTGTGCGGGTAACGAAAAGACCGGGACGGCGTGACCAGTAAAGAGT